CTCGCGCATTCCGAACTGATTCCTGGTATCGGTCGTGTGCCTTTGCCGTTTGTGTACGTGCACGGAGCCAGTCTGCATACACACGCTCATGAAATGTCTCTGCAGGGTCTAGAATTGTCTGGAGACTGTTGTCATGATAGAGGGTGTGTGTCAGAGGTACAATTCGGTAGCTTGTTTGGATGAGATGGATGGGACGTTGTTTCAGCTGACCGAGCCAATCTGCAAATTGTTCAGGATGGTCCAGAGTCGCACTGAGCATGATGAGTTTGATTTCGGGTGGCAGAAGAATCATCGTTTCCTCCCAGACTTTTCCGCGGTCTGGGTCATTGATGTAATGGCATTCGTCAAAGATAACTGCGTCCAGTTCCGTGAGTGAGAGAGATGCGGTGAGACCGAGATGTTCCGTCTGTGTACCCCGTTTATAGAGAAGATTCCGTAGAATTTCCGTTGTCATTACAATGATTTGCGCATCTGGGCGGAATTTGATATCACCTGTCATAATTCCCACGGATGCCCCAGGATACTGTTCCGCAAGGTCGTGGAATTTCTGATTGGAGAGTGATTTGATGGGTGTCGTGTAGAAGATACGTTTGCCTTTTGCGAGAGAATAATGAATTTGATATTCGCCCACGAGCGTTTTCCCAGACCCTGTTTTCGCACAGACAAGAACATTGTGTTCTTGTTGAATGGCACTGATTGCATGTTGCTGGAAAGGGTCAAGAGGGAATGAGAAGGGAATCTGGGCAGTATCGTATTTGTCTGCAGAGGGTGGAGTGCGTAGGTCAGGTTGCACAAGATAGGATGACATAGCTGTGACAGTGGAGGTCATTTCATGGCCATGGCATAATTAGGCTGGTAAGTGTCAATTTTGTGAAGAGTTCACCAACCTTTATTTTGTGGTCCTCTATTCTCAAAGTAGGGGCCTATTTTGTAGTATGTTGGGAACTTCTTACGCGTATTACGCTGATTACGTCTTCTTCGTGTACCACCGCCACCCTGTAATGTCGTGCACACATGCGTAGGTCTAATTGTAATATCAATTTGCCAGTTTGGTATTATTCCAATACCTAATATATACGATGTTGCATGGCGATACCATTCAGAAATGATGTTATACTTTTCTTTACCTGGATATTTGCTCTTTATTTTATTTATAAATTCTCTCCACGTATTTGATGATTGATAGAGGGGTTGCAATTCATCATTGACTGACCCAAAATGAAATGTATCTGGTTTTTTAGTGGGGTCATCAAATCCAGCGTCGGCTTTGCGACGATATTCGCTATATGCGGTTGGAGGTATCATTGTCGCTCCAAATTTATCTTCATACCAGGTTTTACCATAGAGTAAAAAATATGCCTCTTTAAGATAAACTTTCATACGTCGTTCAGATATATCATTATCCGTAATGTATATACCGCTATCATCTAGTAATGTAACAGCTGTTACAGATGGAAAATACTTACGAAGAAGGGTGAATGCTAGATCAACCATCCGTAACGTATCAGTTCCATGAATTACTTTATGGTCTAATGCACAACCACCCTCTTCTGTACTTAGCCAACTTAACTCAACATGAGATGGGTTGTTTTTAATTGCGATTGTTACACATGTATTTTTACAACCTACATGTATATTTGTTGCCGATACTTTTACATTAAATCGTCCAAATGTTGTTGTGCATACTTTTTCAAATGGCAAGGCGGGATATGCATTCATTTTTCTAATGTTTTAAAAATAAATTTGTAAAATAACTTAAACGATTATGTGTGATTTCTTTATCAAGAATGTCTGAACTGTATCACCCCAAGCCTCGCATCGCACTTATCACGGGTATTACTGGCCAGGATGGCTCTTACCTTGCAGAGTTCCTATTAGACCACGAACATCCCTATGTTGTATATGGTATGAAACGGCGGAATTCAAGTCTCGCCAGTGGACGGATTGACCATTTGCGTCGCGATCTCCGTCTAATGTATGGTGATATGAATGATACTGCGAGTATCATGAATATTCTTAGCACGATTAAAAGTGCCCATTTCAATGGGTCAGAGGATGATGCAGAGCGTCTGGAGATTTACAATCTGGCAGCACAATCACATGTTCAGGTGAGTTTCCAGGTTCCCGAGTACACTGCGGAATCGGATGGCACTGGGGTACTTCGTATGCTGGAGGCGATTCGTATTCTTCGTCTAGAGGGTGTGACACGCTTTTACCAGGCATCCACGTCTGAGATGTTTGGTCTTGTTCAGGAAATTCCACAGAAGGAGACGACGCCATTTTATCCGCGCTCACCCTATGCGTGTGCGAAACTGTATGCACACTGGATTGTGAAAAACTATCGCGAGGCGTATGGTCTGTTTGCCTGTTCAGGCATTCTCTTCAACCATGAGAGTCCTCGGCGTGGTGAGAATTTCGTGACGCGGAAAATCACGATTGGTGTGGGCGATATTGTACACGGGCGTGCGAAGAAACTGACTCTGGGCAATCTGAATGCTCTACGCGACTGGGGTCATGCGCGCGATTATGTTGAGGGTATGTGGCTCATGCTACAACAGGCTGAACCCGATGATTATGTACTTTCCACGGGGGAGCAACACAGTGTGCGCGAATTTGTGGAACGTGCGTTTTCCCATGTGGGTCGTACACTACGTTGGGAGGGAGAGGGTGTAAATGAAAAGGGTATTGATGTTGCGACGGGCAATGTTCTGGTAGATGTCAGCCCTGCCTATTACCGTCCAACTGAGGTGGAAACTCTGCTCGGCGACTGTTCAAAGGCGAAGCGCGTTCTTGGATGGAAGCACCGCACTTCGTTTGAAGAGCTTGTTCGCGAAATGATTATGGAGGATATAAAGTAATGGCTACGCAGGTAAAACCTGTACTGTATTTTTACGCGCAATAATCTTATTTCGTATAATATATACTGATGAAATTGTGAGCAATGTTATTTCAAATGAACTTCGTACAATCATAGGCAAGTCATCTGCTCTGCTACTATAATATATCCACATACCCGATGATAAAATACTGAGAATACAGAAGAGTAGAGATAAACTGTTTGTGCTTTTATTTTTATATAATAAAAACATAAATATGAATCTACCAAATACTGATATTGATGTGGCAGTATAAGGTATAATTTTAAGTTCAGACTGATTCATTATGTAGGATAGATGTACGTGATTTAGGTCAGATAAGCACAATCAGTAAAATTGACCCATCTTCGTTCCGTGGTGAAGTGCCACATACAAGATGCTACGTTTTGTCCTGAGACTCTTTCAACTCAATTCAGAGGCTCCTAAAATTCTTGGACGGTGGGGGTATCACTGGGAAAGCAAAATCCTACATCAAAAGTATTATGATTAAATGGAAAATATATTAAAGAGAAATGTTACTATTACTAGTAAATATAGTATGAGTGCTAATCTACGTGTCTATCTGCCGTCGGGTGAACATCGCGTTGTAGAGGTTACGCCGACAACCACTCTTGCCGAGATTTTGTCAAAGATTGAGGTTGTCTGGTCACATACGTATGTATGTATAAATGAAGGACATACGTATATGACAAATCATGAAATGACTCTTGCAGATTATAATAACTGGTATGTGGATAAGGGATTTATTCCATCACTGTATATTGTGAATCCTAATGATTTATAGGGGCTAATATAATAATATTTACATACACATGTATATTAAATAGTATTTTATCTATATATCCATTATCTGTATACGAATAGCCATAAGGGGGTACGGGGGTGGTTTCGCCACCCCCGCTAATATTGAATGAATCTAGGAGAACGTGTAGACGCAAGCTGGTCCATTGTTCCTGGGCTCATTCCAAACGTCTCTTGGCGACGGGGCATTGTCTGGTAAAATATGATTGCTGAGATGACTAGTGTTATTACAAGTAGCCACGGTGTGATGCACATGCTTCTATCTAGTTATTCGGAAATAGTTTAATGAAAATATATGTAGAATGTAATAATGTCATCCTGGCACTGTTACTTTCTATGTTCTACAAATGGTCAGACATATATCGGTGCAACTGTTGACCCCGACAGACGGTTGCGTCAACATAATGGTGAATTAGTTGGCGGGGCGCGTGCAACTGCGATGCGAGTCGGTGAAGGCCAGACGTGGCGTAGAGTATGTCTTGTCTCTGGTTTTCCTGACCAGCGGGCTGCGCTCCAATTTGAATGGAGATGGAAGAGTTTGTCACGAAAAAAAGACATTCGTGGACTCAACCCTGTGGACCGTCGTACCCAGGCTCTAGAGGACCTTCTCGCACTGGATAGACCCACGCAGAGTGCTGTGCTATATGCAGACTATCCTGGAGGTGGCGTACAGGTTGTTTGGGAATAATCAGCATGCGTATGTTTTAATAAAAAACTATATAGTACTGTAGAAATGAGTAACATCCGCATATTTCCTGATCGCATGTCCATGATTTCGGAGCTTGTTCCTAAACAACAAACATACGGAGAGATTGGTGTATTTAAGGGTGATTTTGCAAAATCACTGATAGATATTTTACAGCCAGAAGGGCTTGTACTCTTTGATTTATTTGAGGGACGCATGGGTTCTGGCAATGCGGATGGAAATTATTATGAAGAGGTTGATTTAACAATTGAATATGAGCGTATGCAAAGAGAATTACCATCTACAATTGTATCATTTCAGAAAGGCGACAGTAGCACAAATCTTAGACAATTTCCAGATAATCACTTTACTATGATATATATTGATGGTGACCATTCATATCAGGGATGTAAAAAAGACCTTGAGGTTGCAATTACAAAAGTGAAATCAGGAGGGTGGATAATGGGGCATGATTATAAAATGAATATGGAAAAGGCACACAGGGCGTATTCATTTGGTGTTAAACAGGCTGTTGATGAGTTCTGTTCTAGATATAATCAATCTGTCTGTGCACTGGGAATGGACGGTTGTGTAAGTTATGCTATATACGTTCAAAAAAATTAGTATGTGTAATATATGACCTCATTCTAAATAGTTTTGACATTCCATTTCCTGGACCTCCACAAAAATGTAGAATCATATTTGGTGGCGTTTCTGGTCTAACATGCATACTATAGTTATCACGAGTAAATACTGAATAATTAACTAGATTGCGTGTATTAAAATATACATTCATAAATGACTGTTCAAAAAAAAATGGACCCCTATGCTCATGAATCATAGTTTCAATTGCATCAAAGTGTGATTTCATAGTTTCACTTGGTTTAAATGCATATAAGCCGGCATTAATCACACGAATATTATTTTCTCTGAAAAACTGCAGGTCGGTAGTTGAATAATTTTGGAGAGACCAAATAATATCCGTATGTGCAGATTGTTCTTCTATTTCAGCAAAAGCATATAACTGTTGTTCATTTTCAACACGCGACAGCAATGGAGATAGAGGCATGCCAACGAGAATATCAGAATCTATAAAAATCACTGCATCATATGCAGACATATCTTCACGAAAGACGCTTATTTTTTGCATTGACGCGGCTTGAGGCGTAGGCGAATTTGGACGCTCACAAATATGGGCATCGGGAAACATTCTAGCAATATGGTCTTTGAATTGTGTATCACATAAAATACGAATATCAATGTCTGGATTTGATTTGCGTAGAGATTGTATAGATAGTTCTAGTACAGGAATGTATGATGTTTGAAATCCAATAGTGTAATATGCAAGATATTTCATTATATCTACACTATCAGGTGTTTTATTTAAGTAGGTAGTCAAAAATTATTTCAATACTGTTTGACTATTTCTTTCCTTTCGCGCGGAATACACGTGTACGCTGGGCAGTCATAAATTTGGAAATCAGTGTTTTCCGCGCTTCATCCGTTGGTGCAGTTTCCAACGATTTCACAAATCCGTTCCACCGCGTTTCCCACTTTGGACAGGCCGGCTCATCGCCCGTATAATTCTCCTGGAATTCCTTAAAGAGATGCAGTTTATCTTCTTTCCAGGCGCGGAGGACACTTACAGCGGGCCATTGCTGACGGGTCTCGCGTTCTAGAGGGTTGACTGCATGATTTCGTTTCTCAATTAGGACATCGTGGCGCTGTTTCCGCAAATCTTCAATAAACGCTTTAATTATCGTCTCCGCCTGTAGCCTATTCGGCGATGCTTGAAGTTCTAGAGTAAATGTGTACCATTTGATATCCCATTCTGGACCCGATAGATTATTTGTAGTTTCACACCAGTTCTTATAGGCATCCAGGGAATTTGCTTGAAAGTGCTCGTATACCTGTTTCACTTTCCACTGTTTTGGTTGAGATGTTGGAGGGGTTATAATCTGATTTGAAGATGGTTCTGAATGAGATATGATTGGAGGGTTGGGTTCAGGTTCAGGTTCGGGTGTACGTGGTGGTGAAGAGGCCGAGTCTAGAGGTGGCTTTTCAGAATCATCGTCATGATGCCGTTGCCTATACACATAGGTACGTTGAGCATTTGTGAACTTATGAATTAGATTCTTACACTCTGCATCAGATGATGCATGTTGAAGTGATGCCAGAAATCTATTCCATCGTGCTTGCCATTTTGGACAATCGGAAGAATCGCCTGTGTAATTTTCTTGAAATGCCTTGAAGTCATCTAGTGTTTTGGCCTCTTTCCATGTGATGAGAATGGAATCAACTGTCCATTTCTTTGAAGCAGGTGTAGCACTTTTCTTGCGTTGCTCACACTCCCTGTCTTTGCTAAGTTTACGAATAAACTTCGTAATGATTGTTTTCCGTGATTCTTCTGATGTATCTAACTCCATAGACTTGATGAAAGATTCCCAGAGTTTATCCCATTTTGACCCAGATTGCACAGTTGTTTCGCACCATTGTTTATACTGTTCAATATTTCCAGAAACATATGCACTAAAGATTGACTCCGTGCGCCAATTCACTGAAGGAGCTACAAAGCTTGTAGGCGCGGGTTCATCCGTATCAGGAGTAATGATTGTATTAGTGGGTGATTCAGGAGTATGGACACGTGTGCGTTTTTCAGAATGATACTCAATATTATTCTCCTTTTTACTCCCAAGACGAAGATCCTCTGCCCAGTTGCGATACGTTCCATCATCATTTAGAGGTGCAGTATCATCGTGAAGAACAATAGACACGTCAGTGATTTCGCCGTGAAATGTTAGATGGACAAGATGATGCATGTAGTATTTAACATATTCACCTTTTGCTACAGCAACCCTCGTATATCTATACTTTTTACCACGAAGACGTGTCCCATTATTTATTGTAATTGTATTTTTAATACGACCATGATTAGATATCATATATGTTTTTGCAGTATACTCTGTAATTGGGAGCGGTTTCCATATTTCGGCAGATGTGGTAAATGATGCCTGGAGAGGGTTTCTAGACGTAATTTTAGCACCCTTTTTACAGTTTTCAGAATGAGATAACCACTGTAGATTCTTAATATCCTGATTGAGTGGGTCATCATCGATATGGTCTACTGTTTGATTGCGTGTAATATGGGGAAAGACTGATAGTAGCATCACATGTGTAATCTGATAGTTTTTATTATTTTTAGAATTTGTTAAATTAATGTATCCATCGTGCATATCACTAAAGTGATATTTAACAATTTTACCTGATATTTTATTACGCACAAGCATAGGATACTGTTTATTATTAAGCAGGACTAGTTCGTAGTTATCAAGTTCAACAGAATCATTTGACTTTTTATCTAATGGAATATATACAGGAATCCATACTCCATACGTGAATGTTCCATAGAGTGAATGTATATCCTCCTGGCGAGTGATTGTATCTAGTAGCGATATGAAGTCGTGCTTACCCTGTTCAAAGAGCAGGTCTTCATACCAGTTGCGATAATACCCGTCACTGTCTACAATATCAGTCTTATTCTTAAAGATTACGCGACCCTGTTTTAGAGTAGTAACTGTTAATTCAGTATGAGCGTAGAAGACAAGGCGATGAAAGTAGACGGTATGGCCTTTTATATCTGTAGATACATAATATCCATCTTTTCCACGTGCACCACGATGGCCAATTATTAAATCATCCTTATAGATGATATTACCATAGTTAGATGCAAGTACTTCTTCACCATACGTGAATTCAGTTGGAACTGGTTTCCAGATTTCATTAATCTCATTTTCGTTCATTTTGTGATAAATAAATATAGCAGATAGATTCCGTCAAATTTATTTATTAGTCGCTTTAGTTCATTATTTCTTTTTATATTAAATATATAACTTTTTTGCAAAAATAAGATAAAAGTAATATGAAAATGCAATGTCTAATTTGAGTACGCGAGTCCACCCATGCCCGACATGACGCGCAGAACATTGTAGTTCGTGGCGTACACGCGCACCGTGGAGCTGGTGTTCAGGCCAACGGAGTTGTTGGACAGAGTCAGCAGCAGGGTCGTGTTATCAATGCGGGAAAGGTTGCACGTGCCGCTGGGCTGGTGCTGCTCAGGCTGCAGGGCAAAGCTGTACACGTTGATACCAACCGCGGGGATGTTGGTGTGGTGCTGGTAAGGCTGCACCAGGTTGAAGTACTGGCCTTCACGTACCTGGAAGCGATCGTGGCCGTTGAGCTGCAGCAGGGCCGTGATGACGGGGTTCTTGCCCGCCATGCCCTCTACGCGCGTCACGGAGTAGCCAGACTCCAGCACGGCGCGGTCCCACCAGTCAGAGTAGTTGAAGGGCTGCTGGCCGTACCAAGGGTTGATGACGGCGTCATCGCAAGACACGAACGAGTCGCGCTGCACCACCCAGATGAGCTCCTTGCAGGGGTGGTTGAAGTTCAGCTTCAGCTTGTTGGAGCTGGACGTCACGGACTCACCGCCCGTGAACTGCAGAACGTCAATCAGGTACTCGTGGGAGACCTGGGCGAACTTGCGACGCTCGTCCGTGTCCAGGTAGATGTAGTCCACGTACAGAGACGCGGCGGCCAGGCCCGTCTGCGCGACGCGGTTGCGCACGGCGTGGGGGTCAGACGAGTTGGAGTAGTCCCAGCACAGGTTGTTCAGGGCGTTGAACTCCAGGTTGATGCGCACCTCGTGGTACTGCAGGGCAATCAGGGGCAGAGCCAGGCCAGGGTTGCGGCAGAACCAGAACTGCAGGGGCACGTACAGTGTGTACATGGGCGTGCAGCTGCCTACGCGCTCAGCCGAGTTGGGCTGGCCGGCGTAGCAGTCATTGTCGCAAGGTACACCACCCTGCACAATCAGGTTCGTCAGCTCGGGCACGTTACCCACCATCTTGGCGTAACCGGCCTGCTTGCCAGGCTCCTGCGTGAGCTCGTTCCAGATGTGCAGCCAGTCACCGTAGTGCTTATCAATGCGCTGACCACCGATCTCGAGCTCCACGTAGGAGATGAGGTTGTGGCCAACCCAGTTGAGCCAGCGGAACATAGCGCCAGAGCCATCGCTGGACTGGAGCTGTACCTGGGGCAGAGTGGCCTGCAGGTAGATGCGGTGGATCAGATCACCGTTGCGCTGGATCGTGCACGTCACCTTCTTGCCGAAGTTGGGGGCACCATTGAAGGGGTTCTCAATGGACTCCATCGCGAAGTTCGTGTGGCGACGGTACACCACCTTGAAGAATGTAATCTGAGGGTTGCCAGTCAGGTAAACGTCCTGGGCGCCGTAAGCGACGAGTTGCATTAGACCACCACCTGTCATTTTGTATATCCTATGTTCACAAAAAAAATTTGGCGAAACGCAAAATTGCGTTTTCAAAATACATAGAAACTATTTAAACATACATTCAAAGTAATGTTAAATACAAGTGGATGGGCGAAAATGTATTTTTCAAGGTAAAAAGTGCAAAGCAGAATAATCCGGAGACACGATCCACTCTGGATGCAATTCATAGCCAGCGGATAGGTGAACTACAGGCCGAGCGTGAGCGAATTCCAGAGTTTAAGCAACAAATTACAGTACTTGAAGAACAACTTGCGCAAACTTCTAATGTAACTGAGATTTGGCGAATTGAGCAGAAAATAGAGGGGCTGAAGCGAAAACTAAACCAGCTTGAAAACAACGATGAAATTATGGATTATTATTTACGAACGGGCAGTATTCTGTTTGATTACTATGATGTCCAGGAGCAAATTCAACAGGGGCGTGCAGTGGAGACTGGACGGTCCCGTGCCAAACCTGGTAGTATTCTCGCAATTTTGGATAATTTTTCACGCGAAGATGTATCTGGTGGTACATGTGGAACCGAAAATGCAGTTATCAACCCTGTCGTCACGCCTGCGGTCGCGCCTGCGCCACGAACCCTGCAACGCAACGATTTGCTGAACAAATATCTTGCGAGCGAAAACCCGTCTATGATTTATCAGGACGAAGTTGTAACGGAAGATGAATGGACATACTGTGATTGCTGTAGTGCAGAAATGACAATCTGCATGAATGAGGCTGTACTGACATGTCCAGATTGTGGAAATCAGGAGCAAATTCTGATTGACTCTGACAAGCCATCATACAAGGACCCACCACGTGAAGTTGCGTATTATGCGTACAAGAAAATCAACCATTTCAATGAATGGCTTGCACAGTTCCAGGCGAAAGAGAGCACGGATATTCCACAGGAAGTGTACGACCAGATTCTGGTTCAGCTCAAGAAAGAGCGAATTACAAATATGACGGCACTCAAACCGTCCAAGTTGCGTGAAATTCTGCGCGGTATGGGTAAATCCAAATATTACGAGCATATTCCACATATTATTAATCGTCTCAATGGTCAGAATGCACCATTTATGAGTCGCGAAGACGAAGAGCGGTTACGCCACATGTTCCGTGAGATTCAACCGTCATTCAAACGCCATATGCCAAAGGGTCGTCGCAATTTCCTGTCATACGCATATGTCCTTTACAAATTTTGCGAACTGCTGGAAATGGATGAATTCCTACCTTGCTTCTCACGTCTCAAAAATCGCGAAAAACTCATCATGCAAGATAAGACTTGGAAGCTTATATGTCAAGACATGGGGTGGCAATATGTGAGGTCGGCCTGAAATTTTACCGGAAACTTAACAAAAACCCCTACACTTTACGAGTAAAATTTTAATGACTAAAATTTGACGTAAAAAATCGGAGAATTTTTCCGGCAGTTGAAATACAGGGATGGCTCCCAATTACAATAATGGAAAAATTTATAGACTAAATTGCGCAGATGGGCATTTCTATATTGGTTCCACAGTAACATCTTTATCTGTACGCATGAATGGGCATAAACAGTGTGCAAAAATACACTCAGAACGTACAGTATACAAACATTGTTTATCAGTTGGATGGGACGATGTTGATATTGAACTTATTGAAGATTATCCGTGTAATTCACATAAAGAATTAGTTGCACGAGAGGATTATTATATTCAAACATATAAACAAAATAATAAGTGTCTAAATATCAAAAGGTCACATGTAACTCCAGAAGAGCACAAAGCGAACAAACTACAATATTATCAGGAGCATCGCGATGAAATTATTCAATCACATCGCGAGTATAATGAAGTAAATCGTGAAGCAGTTACAGCATGGCGTGCGAAATATCGTAAAGAAAATGCTGAAATGCTTCGTGAGAAGGCGCGCAAGTATGCAAAAGAGCATCCAGAATGGAAAAAAGAGTCACGACGCAAACACTATCAAGAAAACAAAGAACTTGTAAAGGAGCAGTGTAAAAAATATAGTGCAGAACACAAGGAGCAGATTGCCACATACAAGGCCGAATGGTCTCGTAAAAAACGTGCAGAGGTTGCAGAGGCAACTGCTGAGGCGCGTGCAAAAAAGGCTGCTGAACGAAAAGAAAAAACCGCGGAACGCAAAGCACGTGAGAAAAGTAATGTACAATGTGAATGCGGTGGAAAATATCAACAGTTTCACAGACATCGTCATTTCGCGAGTAAAATGCATACGAAATATGCATCTGCGAATGAAATTGTTACTCCTCCTGAATCAACCCCAGCCTAAACCTCGCCAATAACACTCTATGTATAGTTTTATAATGAACACTATACCTACAGTGAATTTTGTTCCAATTCTTTGCCCACAGCGTCAATTTCGCGATAAAACGGGCACTCCAAATGATACGTAGACACAAATCCATCGCTCTATGTGGACAGCTCTGGCAACACAACAATTCTCGTGCGTCAAGTGAATTATCGCAAATTCAAGGACAGGTCATTTTTCGTCGGTGAAAACCAGTCGCGCTCTGAATACTATGCGTTTTATGGCAAGTACGCCAATGGGAAATTTACTATGCAATCGCACATGCCCGTGACGAATGAGACAACTCTACAACGTTATCCCACGTATTGGTACGGTCCAGAGGATATTCGGTTTATTGACAACGAAACGATTCTTGCAACCTATCCTGAACTCGGTCCAGGCGGAAATCCGCGCATTGTTGTCGGCAATTGCGAGGAACAAGGCAAACTCCGTTTTACGCAACTGCTAGATGGCCAACAGGTTGAAAAAAACTGGATGCCATTTACGTATATGAATACTACATTTGTCGTGTACAGCGTATCACCTCTTCGTGTTCGCCCGTTACGTGCAAGTGAAATGATTACCATCAACCCTCTACCCGACCTTGCAGGATATCACGGAAGCACGAATGGGATTCCATTCCGCCAAGGATTCCTCTTTTTGATTCACAAGTATGATACAAAAACAGAACATCGTTGGCTATACATGCAACTGCATGACCATTCTGTAGCGTACTCTGAACCATTTACGTTTTTTGAACACAGTTATATTGAGTTCCCTTGCTCTCTTGTTGAACTCCCAGATAGGATGCTAGCAGTTTCTCTCGGTGTCAATGATTGTATGGCATATATTGCAGTTGTGGAACAGGGTGTTGTAGAACTGTGTGAGTTAGTGCGTACCTGATGAGCCAAACCCACCTGCACCGCGCGCAGTCTCAGAGAGGGACTCCACGATACGCACTTCGCGAATCCAGCCCATGTCTGGGGCCAGAATCTGGAAGAGACGCTCACCCTGTGCAACTTGCCCCCACGTTGGGAACGTTGCACGGAATTCATCGCCTTTCGGATGAACTGCGAGCATTTGCGGGTCAAAGAGGAATACAGGGGCTTTCAGTTCACCACGGTACGTCTTATCAATAACACCCATGCTATTTGCCATTACGAGCCCCTTTTTGAAGATAGATGAACGTGGTGAGAGCCAATAATGCACATCCGTCTCCTCGCCAGTCTCGTCATTCACACGAATCATTCGCGCCTGAATTCCAAGAGGAAGGAGAACAGGTGCGCCCGTGGATGCGAGAGTGTCCCAGGATGTGAAATCGGTAGCCTGTGAGCAGTAGCAGTCGTAGCCTGCATTGTCATCAGGACGTTCCGCAATCGGCGCGTAACCGAGGCTAGAATTCAGCACAACAAGCTCTAGACGATAGTAAATCATTTCTCTGACTCGGCACACTAGCGCCTATGTTGCGTCAAATTTTAGGTAGGGGTAATAGAGAAGGAGGCTGAATGTCGGCGCTATTTAATGATAATCCTCACGGAAAAAAGCCACGTCTCCGTCTCGGATACGGAACAGCACGTAAGGCACGCAATTCCGTGCGTCTCTTACGTAAACAGCCAAGAGCCTATCAGATACAGTCAGGCCATACACTCTATTTCAGAGCAAAGTATCATGCACATCAAACACAGGGAATGCGTAATGCGATGAAAGTCTATGGCAAGTATTTGAAAACACTGAAACAAAAGAGACCGCGCACCAACTAAGCGCCGAGTGCTTTCAGAATACCAAGTGAACCTGTAATGAGACCTGCGCCTGTCAGTGACATAAGTGTGGGAATTTCATTAGAAAATAGCAGACCCCAGCCATATCCTGCAACGACGCCAATGAATGTCAGAATACTAAATATTGCGGTGGGAAGCAGAGGAATACTGAAGAAACGTAAACTGTATCCTATGAATCCGACCAGAATATTGAATCCGAGAAGTTTCGCCCAGGATGCGCCTGGAATGGCAAGTTCACTGAAACGACCAGTTGTTCCAATCCACGCAACAAGTGCAAGGAGTGCGCCAGGATAGAGACGAGACATGGAGAGCCACGGGCTATGTGCGTGACGAGGCACTTTTGCGACAAGGAAGATGAGTGTTTCCGTGAGGGCAGATAGTAAAGCCATTGCAACGCCCCAACCAACACCTTTGAATGGCACATCCGTCTCTGTTGCAGGTTTCTCCACCTCTGTTTCGTGTGTGGAGCGGGCAATGAGTAGAACACCAGCAAATGCAACGAGCATCAGCGGTAGAATCCACCACGCAAACTTGTCACCGAGAAAAAGTACACCTGCGAGAATATTCATGAATGGAAATGTGTAGAAGAGCGCAAGAGCAGAGCCAGCAGGTAGTAGTGCATAGGATATATAACTGGATGCAATATGAACGATATTCATAAGTCCGAGTGCCATAGATGAGCCCGCTGTTGAGACAGATCCCCAGGTCTCCTTGCGTTCATCGGGCGACGCGAGAGCTAAACTGAGTGTTCCATATGTACCCAGACGGGCGAGCAATTGAGCGGTGAGAGTGGAAGGGACTTCTTTAATTAAAATGGGATGCAGTGCCAGTGCAACCTCCGCGAGAATTGTTGTGATAATTGCAGTATTTGCCTGCATCGGCTCCTCTATTAGTCCTCAAGTGAAGAATAATGTGAATTCCTCGGATTGAGTACCTTAATATATGGTAAATACTATGCGTATTTATAGAAATTATCTGTTATGAAAATAAAAGTAAGAATATATTTGATTGCACCTATATTCTTGGTAATACGTTCCAGGTGCGTTGGAGAACAAACCAATCCATCATCAATAGCCAACACATTCCGTGCTAACTATTGATTTATGCGGGCCAGCCAACCAGCTTGGCGCCCAGGGCGAAGCTGGCACCCTGACGGGACGTCACACCCATGCTGGGGCTGACGGCGTCCAGGATAGCGAACACGACGGCGGCGAGCACGGCGAGCGTGGCTACCTCGTCCAGGGGCAGAGCCTTGCGGGGAATCAGCACGGCGGCGGCCGCCACTACTAGACCCTCAATCAGGTACTTAATCACGCGGTTGATGATCTCAGCTACTCCGTAGTCCATTGTATATTAACTTCTGCGAAAAAAAACTTATCCCTCTCGGAGGGGATTTTGTGCCCCCATGCCCGTACAATCTGAACACGGATTGAACATGCCCTCTGGAAAGTCTGCACCCTGTCCATATAATACAGCAAATCAATCTAAAGAGCCTATGATATGAACCGGGAGACACAATGAGTGCATCAAAAGACGACCGCCTGTTTGAAGATTATCTGGATGAGGACCCTGAGCTCGCTGGCCAGAAGTATGCTCTACTGAGCTTTATTTCGCCCGAGAATGTACTACAGCGCAAGGACCAATTCTTCTTTGAGCGTTTTCTGCGCGATTACGAGATTAACTGGCGCGTAAAGAATATGGAACAGTTCCTGGCCAAGATTGTCACGGATATTAACACCAAGCTGGTGGAGCACTCTGACAAGTTTGAGCGTGCGGGCCAGGCTGAGGTTGCAGAGACGTGCCGTACCTCTCAGATCCAGGTTGATGGTATTATGTCTCAGTACCAGGCCTATGTTGCGAAGAACCAGCGCGATATTAATACGACTCGTATTGCCGATGATTTCAAGGATTTCATGTTCCGCGAGCAGACGCGCCTAGAGGATGAGTTCCACAGTGCGAATGATTTCCGCACGTCGGTACGTGGCCTGAAGGTACGTGGTGTAGTGCGCGACGAGCGTGAGGCGCAGGCGCGTGTGAAGAAGCTACAGGCTCATGACAAGATTCACAATATCTTCCTGGCCGAGGTTGGTAAGTGGACTCCTTGGGACCCGTCTCCCAGCAATGTGGCTGACCAGGAGTATGCGCAGGAGGAGCTGAATACGCTGATGAAGAAGTACAAGGAGAACGAGCAGACTCGCGAGCAGTTCTTTGAGGAACAGCGCAAGGCGAAGAAGCCTGCGGGTGGCGCGGGTTCTGCCAGCGCGGGCCCAGTGAGTAACAAGGTGATTGAGGTTCTGCCTGCGGATTCGGATGTATCGGGTAATGCGGTTGTCGCAGAATCTGTCCCTGCTCCTGTAGCATCGTCTGCGCCTGTGCCTGCTTCTGGGGAACACAGCAGTCTATTTGATGCACCGGGTGACCTGGCCCTACAGCGTCGTCTAGAGCGTCAGAACACGGGTGATGCGTAAAGAATATATGTTTGTTTTGTAAAATTACTCAATATGATAATTCATCATTATTATATTGAATATTATGTATTGCGTAAATGTACTTACGCGAAGTAACCGCTAATCTGCTCCGTGCTCGGGGCAGTTATCTTCTGGCACGACTGCGTCGTTCCGTCGCAGAACTCGCCCTCAGGGCAAGGCACACCACTGCCATTGGGAGAACGGCAAATATAGTTTGTGTTCGCATCAGGCACATATCTCATATCCATGCTACCACCATTGGATACAGATGGGATGGGCACGGCAGCCTCGTTCTCGAAACCAGAAACAGAGCGCACTAGGAGGCTGATTGCCCACGGGAGTAGAGCAACCGCCGCCACGAGTAAAACTAGCATTGTTACAAATCCCATCTGAGCTACTTTGCGGGCCATATCTACGAAGCCCGTAGATTTTACTCGCTGTCATGGTGGAGATAGTTTATAGGCAGGGGTGTGCTTTGCCCACCCCTTGAACCCCTTTTGAACCATTCGTATGTAACTAAGGGACAGACTGAAATATGAAATTATATAAATCTACTTTCCAAGGTAATCATATGTATCTATTTTGCCCATCCCTGTTTACAGGACAATTCCGCACGTCCCTGTCACGTTCGGAGCAGGGTTCGGAACAGGGTAAGGATATCTTTCAGGGCGGACAGGTAAATCGGAGAGCGCGGGGAGTTTTGGGGCCACGTCCGATTTGCAGTATCCGTTGATGCACCGCAGACCACCTGCACATACA